AGAGAATCCATCTTCACCTGTAATAAACACGTAAGATAAACCTGACATCATGTTTGACTCTAAACGCATTGTCTTTAACATATCACGTAAATCGTCATAAGTCATTTGACCACTTGTTCCAGAACCATAGATTTCATTTCCACCTTCGATTTGCTCTTCGATACCACTACCCATTACGATAGGATTTCCTGCATTGTCAACTGGTGCTACAGACAATAAGTTTCCGTTAGAATCCTTCATGTTTGTTCTACCGAATAAACGGTTGTATTCGCACTCCATTAAGAATTGTGCCTTAGCTTGTTGTAAAGCTTCGTACATCCATCCTTTGATTGGTCCATTCTCAGACTCAACCTCATACCATAATACATCAGACAAAGCAGAGCCAGTAATAGATATTGACTTACGTTGAATAGTTGTATGATTGATATAAGTGTCAGGGAAGTGAGAACGTCCGTAACCACGTGTTGAAGCTTCACCATAAGAAGTGTAACCTCCGAAACAAGTGTAGTTACCTGGTTGTCCAGAAACGTGAGTAGTCCAGTTAAACACTGTATTTCCAATTGATTGGAATGTATAAGTGTAGTTACCTGCTGTTCCTACCGGCTCAGATACTACGCGAGCAAGGAAAGTTGTTCCTGCATAGAAAGTAACGTTCATACCTGGTACTAAGTAGTTGTCAGCCATTAACAATTGGAATACACCATCTGTTGAAGTTGCACCTACTTGAGATTTGATAACTGATTCCTTTTGGATACGTCCCATTACTGAGAAACGTAAAGCGTTATCAGCAATCATTTTTCCACCACTTTGGTCTAAAGTTTGGATTTTTGACTCATTAGCTTGAGAACCGTCGATTCCATAAGGACCGATTTTTCCTTTTACTAATAACGTAGAAATCATACGTTGGTCAGTGTATTCCAGCATCTTTCTGATTGCAGGATACTTAATTTGATTTGACACTAAGTCATTTTCTGTAGTACAGTCGCCAGACCATGTACCTCTGTTAATTATTGGATTCATAATTTATTGTTTGGTTTTTGTTTTTTTTTACTTGTTTATTTAATCCTTAAATATACTAGCTAAACCTTCAAAACCAGCAGAAGACGATCCTTGTGTCTTAGAATTTACCTTAGCGTTGTTTTGTTGCGGAACAGGCGGGACGTTTGAAAGATGTTTAGTTACTTTCTCCCTGCCTTCTTCTAACGCTTTGTTGCGTATGTTCTTTACAACTTGCTCACCAAAGTGATGGTACATGAGAAATTCTGCTTTTTTCTCAGGAGAGTTAATGATGCTATCGTACTTGCCTTCTGAATACCTTCTCGCTATCTCTTTACGAGTATTCTCGTTAATAGCGTGTCCCATGAAGTCTTTAACTGTGTCAAAGGCTTGTGTCATGGTTTGTATCTCGGCTTGTCTTTCAGCTTCGAGTTTAGCCTGATAATTAGTTGCAACTTGGTTGGCTAAACCTACCCTATCCTGTAAAACAGACTCCCTTGCATTCTTAAGAAACAATCTGTGCTTCTCTGCTTCGTGGTCTACCAGTCCTTTTTCGGTCAATATTTCAATCTCTTTTTCAATAAGATCGGCAGAGTATCCTTCTAATTCCATATTGTACTTCACTAAGTCAATGTTTGACATCCCTAGTGCTTCGTCAATTGGTTTAGTTGGAGAGTCGATTTGTTCCTGAGTGTATCCTGCTTGTAACAGCGTGAAATTAACTTGCGCTTCTACAGGTAGCTTTGCTAGTTCACTTTGGATTGTAGATTGTCTACCTCTCTCTTCCGCCAATTGTATAGCTTGTTTAGATGCTTCTACAAATGCTTCATAAGAATCTTCATCAACTTCTAATCCGAAAATGTCCTTTGCTGTTTCCTGCCAAACTTTTGTATCTTCACTTAATTGTAACTCTTCAGTATCTAATTTAAGTTCTAATTCATCAGTTTTGGTTTCCTCAGCTTTAGCTTCAGTACTTTCAACTTTCTCTTCCTTCTTTTCTTCCCCTTTAGGCTGCTCTTCTTGTTTCTCAAGGCTCAAGTCAGCGGGTGCTTGTTCTTTGTTATCTTCTTCGACTTTCTTCTCGACTTCTTTTTCCTGCTTTATAGCCGTTGGGTTATAATTAGGGTCAAACATGTCTTCTGAAAGCATTCCAAAATTGGGCTGAACACTAGCCTCTGTTGTCCCACCGCCTACAGCAGCTTCATCGGGACTCAAATTTCTATGTTTCATTTGAATTGATTTTAGACAAATATATAAAAGCTTATTTATATTTAGTCTAAATAAAGATAAATTGTTGAAAAATAACAGCAAACAAAAAGCCCACCTTACAGGGTGAGCTCTGAAAAACCAATAAGCGCTTACTGGTTTGGGCTACAGGATACTATCCCATAGGTGGAATACTTTGTGGAGAACTCATGCTATCCATAGTTCCATCCACTATTCCTTTTTGTTGTATGTTATTGGTGTCGATAACCATTTGTTTACCCATCTTATTGTCGTCAATCATTATCTGTCCTTTTGTTTTCTCTTGGATTTCAGAAATTTTTGAAGCCTGCATGTCCTCACGATTTTCAAGCATCATTTGTTGTTGAGCTTGTAATTGTTGAGCTTGCATTTGTTGGTCAGCCTCTATTTGTCTTGCTTGTTGGTCTTGAGCAACCTTTAAGATAGACTTTCTAGCAGTCTTCAATATTGACTTAGCCTCCGCAAAACTCTCAGTAGCATCCATAGCCATAATGTCTTCCAAACGTATTTCCTTTGCGTTTAAAGATGCTTCTGCTAATTGCATTAATCTGTTTTTAGCCTCTACATATCTTCCGCCATCCTGTATAGAAACTCCATAATCCTGGTATCCAATTTCCTTCTGTACCTCTAAGTACTTCTGTTGCATGTCACCCAAAATCTGTCTACCCTTTTCTACTTTATAGAAAGCATAAGACAACTTATAGTACTCGCACATCTTCATACACACTCTCTCAACATACTTTGACATTCCGTACATTAATGGAGTTGTAATGTTCTTAGATGCTGTAATGGCCGTCTGAGCATTCATAGCTGTTGAACTAGCTGCAATATCTCCTTGGCGATTTTCGTTTATGCCGGTAATTAAGTCCAATGTCATACGAATATCATTCTTCAACATAATCAATTGCTGAAATGATGAAGATACTCCTAAGTCATAAACGTTAATCAAGTCATCCAATCTCATATCTCTTCCAGACTCATTACCATCCGCCGAAGAGTCAAAGTCAATAAAGCCATCATTAAGCACATCATACATGATTTCCTTAGTAGTTCTACCTTGCGGTAAACCTGCTCTATTTAAACCTAGTACTTTACCTTTAGCTGTATTTAACTCTTTTAATATTTGGTACATTACAACGTCAAAAGCAGCATCGAAATTCTCAACTACTTGTTGTAATGATATTCTCATTCCATCTACTGTATTGAACAAATATCCTACATAAGACATGTCAATAACCTTGTTTGGAGTATCTACTCTTCTTGGTTGGAATTTCTTTCTGCCAAGATCTAAATCTATTAATCCTGCAATTCTTACTGCTTCACGAATATCTTCAGCCCATTCTGTTTGGATGCCCATAAGCTTACCCTTCTCAACCATTTTATCGTAAGCCTCTTTATTCTCTTCGTATTCCTTAGCGTCCATTTGGATTCTGTAATAAGGAACTGATTCGTCGATTTCTAGTTGAGCCTTAGTCTTTGGTGATAGTTTGTAGTAAGTAGGTATTGCTGAAATCCACTCAATATGAATAACGTCAACACACATGTCCCCGTTAATCTGATACATTCTTGGTTTTCTGCTTCCTGCCGACGTGGAGTTAATTTGACCCTCCATGTCCTTAATCATTTGTCTTTGCTCTTTTGTAAGTTTGTACTTACGATTAACTTCAGATATAGTCATTCTATAGCGAGCTCCCTTTACAGGGCTTCTCTCAATAAAGTCATCTCCTTCAATTTCATCAAATATAGCGTCTCTAGGGTCAATCTTTAAGTAGTCGACATTACCTTCTTCGTCCATATCAATCTTACCATAGCACCCCGAAACAATCTCCAAGTCTAACAAGTTCTTAGCAAACTTAAACTTCATGTCCAATTCAGTAAGTGCATTGTCAAGTATCACTTGCATAACATGTTCGTTCTTATCTTTGAACGACATGCTGTTCCATGCTTCATCTGGGTCTCCTTCAGGTAATTCCATTCCTTCTAAAACATCTACACCAGCCTCTTTTAACTTAGCTAACTCTTCACGTGAAGCTAATGCTCCTCTCATCGTGTCTGCCTCGTCAAGTTTCTTTACCCTTGCTTCAACATTAATAGTTGAAACAGTCGGGCGAAGAGGTGTATTTAACCACTCCCCCTGCAATAGCATCAGTTTATTCCTACCTAAGCGATAAGAAATATACTTTGATTTATTTGCTCTTCCGTAAGTTTTTTCGATAAATCGCAGTGCATCCGCGTTCTTTACTCCATTGTAAGAGTTGTATAACCTATCCATGATTCCATAGATACTGTTTCTTCTGTTAAGGATTGAATCTGCGTAATCTAAGTGAAGTTTCACCCAATTTAAGCCCCTATCCTTCAATGGTACGTCCTGATTTGGGAACATCATCGTGTTAATGGTTTTATGTTATAAAAGCAAACGTGTCGCTAATTTGGGCTAAAAATACAAAATAAAAGGATTGTTTTAACCTATTATTTTTCAACAAACTACCTACCTCCAAATCCATCATGGTCTTGCTCTAATGATTTTAACTTAGGAGGATTAAAATCAAACCCATCGTTTATTAGGTACTTTTGGTTTTTATCTTTAGTAGATTGGTCTCTAGGGTCAATAGAATTTGATATATCCTGCATTAAAGCTATTCCTAGTGCATCCGCTAAGTCATTATCGGAATCGTTTGTATATTCGTCATAAGCTTTTAATTCGTCAATCAGTTTAGGAAATACTATTGTTCTACCATGGTCTAATACATAAGACTGCATAGCTGATACCATTAGTGGGCGAGAATACTTGTTTAAAGATACCCCGTATTCGTGTTGCTGTTCACTATTAACTGACTCAAACTTCTTAGGTCTTCTTGCTAAAAACCTATTTCCACCATTACTCTTAAAGTATTCGATAACCATTGGCTTAGCTAAGTCCACCAAAACTCCATTTGTAATATTGTAATACACTGCAACCTTTAAACACATCTCGTAGAACTTCTCTTTTCTCTCAGGACGATTCCTTACCACGCAAACAGGCTTCATTTTTGGAGCGTTTGGCAACTTATGGTTACGTATTAATACCAACATAGCACCTAATGACTTAGATGTTTTAGATTGATCCTGGTCATAACTATCAAGTCCTGCTGCATACAAATTAGGTATCCCTAGCATCGGCATTCCATCATTTGCTATCAATATACAATCCTTATCTAAGTCAGTTCCTTTTGCCGGAACAGCCTCAACTTTTAATGGTAATACTTTTTCCTTCGCTTCGTTAAGCACCCACTCCAACTTGTATTTTGTGTATCCTTTTGGACTAGATGCTATTTCAAAACCTACGCTATTAAGTATCTCAATGTCAAACTTGTTACTAGAAGCTCTCTTAAATACCTCTTCTATGTTCAAAGGATTATCCTGGCAAGCCTCTATCCACCCTTCAATGTTTCCCGAATCCAATAGTATCTGTCTACGCATCAGAATATCCTGTTCAGCAGCAGCTTCGTCTTCTATTCCCAATGTTTGGTATTTGTCAAACTTCTCTAATACGTTAGGTATCTGCTCTACACTATCTCCCATGTCATTCTTTGCTCCGCCATAAAACGGGAAATAGAACCTAGTGCCCTTAATAAAGAACCTATACATGTTATAGTCATCAGCATTATGCCACATCTCTTCAAAGTCATCACCTGCCGAACTCTTATTTCCACCAGTAGCCCATGTCCAAAAGTTACCCTTCTGAACCGATCCGAACATCAAACAAGCCTTGGTTGCATTAAAGAAAGCTTTCAATTTCTTAAACTCGACTCCCTCTTCCGCCACAACATCATTTAAAAATAATCCCTTAAATAAGTTGGCATTCTGAAACATGGTTGCTACGTGTATCTTATTAAATGTTCCGTCTTCACGCTTGCCATTAATGTCCATAATGTCGTAACAAGAAGTTATTTGCTCGGTTCCTTTGTGCCCTAATCTGAACTCAGGAACTATAATATTATCATGCACTTGCCATTTCTTCATAAACTCTTCTGAGTAAGTAGAAAGTCCTGCTGCTACACCTGCATTATAACCAGGTATAAATCTGTAGCCATAATCAATAACCATGTTATTAAAAGCTTCAGACAAACCTCCACGTCGTTTCTTTGGCCCGATAAAGTTCTTACCTTCCTTTTTACAATGGTCAATAACATAAGCAAGTTCCAAATGCAAGTCACAAATATCAGCATGCCTTGGTCCTAATACAGTGTCAAATATCTTAAAGTTCGCGTAGTAATAGTATCTACCAGGAATAAATAATCCACCTGTTTGGTAGCCATGAAATATATAATGCAATTGCTCTTCCCAATATTTCTCCCAATCAGGAGTGCCTATAACTGACTTATTATAACGAGAATCGGCATATTTTGGAATACCATGAGTAACCACAGGCTGGCAGTCAAAGCCTTTGCCCTTTTTGAAGGGAGAAATTGGAACGCTCATTTCTTTTTGTTTTTCATTAAAGCCTTGTATCTGTCTTTATTCCTTTGCCATTTCTCTAGGAATGATAAGTCCCTTCCGCCTACAATCTTACCTTCTTTAGCTACTTCGTCGTAAACCTCAGTTTCCAAGTCTCTAATAGACTCTCTGATAGCGTTAATAGATTTGATAATACGAGATATTTCCTTCTCGTCTGTAGCCTTGGCGAACTCGTCCTGCAAAGTATCTATCTTAGACTGATAAGTGTAAACAAGCTCAATCTTTGGATTGTACTGAAGGCTATTATAAGCTTCTACAGCCTGCTTTATCTTATCTCTTTGGAATAAATCTCTGTCATCATTTCCGTAAACGTGAATAAGTGCTTTACGCTTCCTGTCTGGCTCTGTAAATTGGCGGAATGGAGACTTGTAGTCATAAGCTAATACAACTATCAAAACTTCCTTATCTTCCAATACAGATAACTCAGGGCATAAATGAATTGCGTCCGGATGTAAGCAGGTGGTGTTATTCGTGTCTAAAAAAAATAGCATATTACTCCTCCATGAATTTAATTAAATCAAAATTCTTTATTCCCTTCTTTTCAGTTGGATTTACAAAGTAATATCCTTTGCTCTTCTTATGGAATGTATCCCATTGTAACTCATTTTGCTTGTACACTACAAATAATGAATCGTATTTCTTAGCCCAATAAGCTTCATTACAAGAATTAGAAGGTTTCTTGCACCACATTATGAATAGGATTAAGCATACTAATACTAGGAGGATACAAGTTGCTCCATAAAACTTCGCCGCAGCGTAATAATCTTTATTTTTGTCCATTTAATTGTTGTTTTCTAG